TAATTGGTCAATATATTTAATAGCATTTTTAGGATCTAGTTTTATAGATTCTAATAAACGACTTCTTCCGTTAAAGTTGAAATTTGCAATTTTAGATTCTATTTCAAATAATTCAAGTCGTTCTAAAAGTAAATCATTTGCTCTACCTAAAGCTTTACCATCTTTAACTAATCGAGTACCTTCAGATATATCAGAAATTTGACCAGCTTCAGATGTTAAAAAATAAGCTGTTGCTTTATCTGTATTGATATCTGCCCAATTTTCTAAAATTCTTTTATTAGCTTTATTAACAGCATTATAACCAACTTTATTTAGTTTTTGTACGTTACCAACTGATTCTTTAAAGTTATCTAAAATTTTAATTAAATCACCTTTAGGTAAAGTTGGATCTGAAATTACTTCTGCAAGTAATGTACCTTCAGTATCTATTTGTTTCCATGATAGAAAAGAACCATCTGGTAATTTAACTGAATATTTACCTGCATTAACTAACTCATCTCTTAATGAATTAATAATTGTTCTATTGGTAATATTTTCTGCATCTAAACCAGATTTACGGAACCCTTCAGTTATAGTATTTCCTAATCTTCCAAATGTAGTATTAGTATTAGTTGCAATTTGAGCTTGATCTTTTGCTGCTCCTATGATACCATCAAATGATTTCTTAAGAACTCCAGCTTGTGAGGTTTCTTCAAACTTATGAATACCTACAGTAGGTGTTTTAATATCATCAACTTTTCCACTATCAACAAAGTATTTTGTTAAAGATTCTATTTCTCTTTTATCTTTAGCTTCTTCTCTTATTAATCTATCAGTTAAGTCATTATCAGCATCAAAGACTTTGTTATCAAGAGGATCTACTGTAATAGCATTTAATTTGGTAGATTTCTTACCAGCTTCAGATAAGTATTCGGTGACTGCGGTTTTACCTTTTAAAGCTTTTGTTAATTTATAAAAACTTTCAAGAACATTAGTATAAAAACCTAATGATATTCCTTCTAAAACATTTGCTCTATGTTTTTGATCTGGAGTTTTACCACCTGTATGTAAAGATTCTGGAACAATTTGCCATCCCCACCATTTGTTATCTATCCATGAAGTAGCTAAAGTATCGTTTTGAGAATTAACTTTATTTATAGAATCAGTTAAACCACCAACTCCTAAATCTAAACCAAACTTAGCAAAGTATTGGAATGCTCTATTATTACCTAAACGATATAATAGTGGTGCATATTTAGCAGCTATTCCAGATTTATGGATTGCTCCAGCTTGTTGAAAAGCTGGTTTCCTTAATATCATAAAAGGTAAGACAAGCGAACTGATTTCTCTCAAAGCTTGAGCACCTTCATCTTCAAATTTAGCAACTCTAGGAATCTCAGGTACGTTCAAAGGGTGACGTATCTTTGATGTTGCCCAATTAAATGTATCCACACTAAAGTCTAACATTCCCATAGCAGGAGACATCATGAATTCTTGGTTACCTAATAAGCTATAACCTTGATAAGCTTCCCATGCATTTTTAGGTTTCCCTTCATTTTGTTTTTTTTCATATTCGGCATATGATATACCGTGGTATTTCATTGCCCATTTGTTTGCTTCTGCGTCCTTGTACGGACCATCCACTAATTCTCGCCATGCATAAAACTCTTCGTTTCGTTGTTTTCTTCCGGCGTAATCAAGCTCTTTAACAGGTTGAGCTAATGCTATTTCCGTAGAATTAGTCTTAGGAACTGTAGATTCTACTGAAGATGTTGTATCAGTATCTGTATCAGATGTGATAACATTTGAAATACTATCTACTACTTGTTTTACATCTCCATTCTGTACTGCACCTGTTATAGCTTGAATACTGTCCTCGTAAGGATTAGCCATAATTTTTATTTTTGTTTAAAATGGATTTTTAGATCTAGACTTTTGGACTACTCGATTATTTAGTAAGTCTGCATAAGGATCTGTTGGTTTTTCTAATGACCCTGTTAAAATATCTAAAATTTTAAAAAAGTCCTTTTGTGTTTTGTCTTTAAGTAAAGGTGAATTTAATTTTGGTAAATACTCAAAAATACCTGAAGCTCCAGCTGCTTTAAAAGCTGCGTCATCATTGAAATAGACATTTGTTAATTTATCTTCTACAGGTATCTCTTTAGTGACGTCAAAAAATTTATTTGCTCCATCTACCTCTAAGTCATTTTTAGCTGAGAAACCTATTGAAGTAAGCGTTCCAATACCTAATGCTTGCCAACATCTGCCATATTCTTCTGAACCAGCTTTCCATGTACCATCTGAATCTGCACTATCATCACACCAAAAGTTAAACAATGCATGGTTAATTTTTTCATCTTTTACATCAATATTTTCATTTCCACCGACTTCATTAGAAACTGCATTTATTTTCCCGTCGATTTCAACCTTAGTTTTGCTGCCATTTTTATTATTATTTCCTATTACTTTTTGTATCTCACTATCTAATTTTTCTAAAGTTGGAAGCTGTAATATCTTTCTTGTTTTATCATCTAATGTTTGATTACTACTTGCTGCACGTTCTAATATATATGATGCTAGTGATTTACCTTGTATTTCAGCAATATCACGGAAATCTGTAGCAATAGAAAACTCATCTGATTGAATATATTTATTCCAATCTAGGACTGTTGTACCATCTTTTTTTAAAGGATATTTGGTTATGTATGGTTTCTCTTCTTTAATTACAGTATCGGGACTGCTAAAATCTTTATCTCTAAGTCCCATTCTATAGGTCCATACATTAGTAAAATTGTTTTCAAGTTCAGTATGTCTTTGAGCATTTCTATACACACTATTTGCATCTGCTGCATAGATAGAAGTTTCAATTTGTGCTCGTAGTTCTTTGTCTTTTACATATTGCTCTGGGTTTTCTAGATAGTCATCCCAACTTGCACCTATTTTTACGCCTTTTGTTTCTTTTTCAATTTTTATTTGAAAATCAGTTATAAGAGTAATAGGATTCTTTTTCGTTCCGTCTGTTATTTTGTCATTAATTTCTAATTCTCGAATTAATTGTCCTTTTGTTAATTTCCAAATTATTTGTGCTGAAGGATGTGACCAATCTAATTTGGATCCTCCAGTACTATCAAGTTGTGTTGTTTTAAAAAAATCTTCAAACTTATCTATTTGTTCTTTATTATCATCATAAAGTGCTGTTTGTATTTGGATAATACTTTGAATTTTAGGTGATGCTCTAACAGCTTTTGAGAATTGTTTAGCAGCATCTTCCATTAATAATCCAGACCCAATACTATTGGAATAATATGCATCTACCTTTATCTCAGCTTGAGCTTCTGACGTTGGAGTAGGACGGCTTCTTATTTCCTCTAACTTCTCAGCTATATTAAATTCGGAACCTTTACCTAATTTATGATATATCTGCCAGATACGTTCCAATTCGATTTTTACTAAGTCTTTACCTTTATCATTTACTAAGTCAACGGTTAATTCTTTTCTATCAATTCGTTTTAGTAAAGTTTCATATTCGCTGTTAGCAAAATTTATATTGCGTTCTTCAACCTTAGTATTACGTGTTTTTTCTGCCTCATCTGCTGCAGTAAACATAGATCCTTGTGTACCTTCGTCTGAATTAAATCTACCATATCTAGCTTTATCATAGTCTTCAAGTGAAATTTTTGCTCCATCTTTTGTTATAAATTTCATTTGAACCAGTTCACTTAATCTTGCATGTTTTATATAACCATTTTTAATTGATGGTTTCATAAGGTCATCATGGATAAAATCCCATGCTTTATCACGACCCATAATACCGGTACCTTTTAGATTACCACTATTCATAATCAAAGTGTAAGCTTCTTCTATATCTTCAAAAGAAGCTTCAGGATTTTGAAAAATTTCCATAGCAGTATTACGAGCATTAATACCTTTTTTTATAACTATATTTTTGGATATGTCTTTTTTAATCGCAGCGTTTTGAGTCATAATAGACATAGCATATCCACTACCTCCATTTTTTTGATCATAAGTTAAGAATCTAGGATCATAATTGGAAGCTGTTTTAGCAACAAATTGTTTAGTTAAATATTGTAATCTAGCTAATTGTTGTTCATGTGTTAAATCAGGATCATTAATCCTAAGAATTTGTTGAGTATACTTTTTTTGTTGTGGATCATATAAAATTGCTGTAAAAGTTCCTTCATTACTTTGTATTTGATTTGCGATCCAAGGTCTATATTCTAAAGATTTGTTATAAAGTTTATTAATTTCGAAAGGTCTATCTCCTATACCAGTTTCAGCTATACTGTCAACAGCAGTAACACCTGAAATTGTACCTTTTTTTTCACCATCTCCTATAGCATTTGAAAGAATTACTTGATCACTACTAATTCCTGATACTGCTTCTTTAAACTCAGGATCTACTGTAAATTGTCCTTGAGATATTTTCTCAAATTCTTTAAATAATGCTTCGTGTTGTTTTTCGTTTTCTTTTCGTATAGCTAATCTATTAGCAATGTCTTTACCCATTTCACCAGCTAACATAAATAACCTAGCGGTATCGTTAGCTCGTTTAGTTTGGAACCTTGCTACATCATTATTAAAACCTTTAGCTTCGGCAGCTCTTTGATTGTTACTGTTTTGTAGATTAGCGAGTGCTTGATCGAATGTTGTCATAATTAATTAAAAGATAAGAGTTTCTACAAAACCACCTTGAGCAATAGTTGCAGCTTCTTTAGCAGCAAGAGTACCATAACCTCCAAAATCAGCTAATACACCTGCTTGAGATAATCCGGTAGTAGGATTAACTGCAGTTGATATATCTTTTCCTATTCCGGGAGGTGCTTTAAACCAATCTTTACCAATAGTATTCATAGCTGCGAGTCCTAATTGTGCTGCTAATAATGCTACACTTGGACCTCCTTCTAACTCAGGTGCTTGCGGTGTCCAACCGGGAACAGGAGATCTCCAAGTATCCTGATAAATCTTTCTACGTCTACGGTTAGCATCAGCTGTAACAATTTCTTTATTTAATTTAGCTTTATCTTTAGCCATCATTAATTGTCTTGCAGATTTTGTTAAAGCAAAACCTACTTTTCTTGTACCTTCATTTGCTAAACGAGAAGCAGTTACACCAGTTTGAGTACCAGCATATTCTTTTCTAGCAAGTTCGGTAAGAGCTGTTATAGTATTTTCAACATGCTGACTTCTAGCTTGTTCAACTGCTAAATCTTGTTGTCTCCAAGATTCAGCTGCTTGTTGAAAAATATTATCATAAGCGATATCAGCATCAAGCTGACCATTTTTCCATCTAACGTTATTAAGAATAACATTAGCATTGTATTGTTTATTTGATTCTCTAAAGTTTGCAAGTCGAGCTCTATTTCTAGCGTTAACGGCAGAACGTTGAGCCATATGACTGCCGACAGAATAAAGAGCAGAGATACCAAATTGGACTGCAGGATTACACATTTAATTTACAAAATTCAATAAAGGTTAGTTGGTTAGGACCATACTTAAGTTCCCTTAAGAATTTAAATCCTAAAAATCGTAATAATTTCAGATGGACGGTGTTACGTTTATCAACTATATTCCATAGTAACGGTTCCGTTCTACTGTCAATAAACTGTTTGGCTTGCCTAGCAAACGTATGTGGATATTTTTCAACTACAGGTGTGCATAGCATCCAAATTAAACCACCTCGTTGTACTCCAGCTATTCCGGCAGTCTTGCCGTTAGGAGCCGTAAAGTAAACTGTATCGCCGTTCAGAGCGTCTCTAGGGATAGAGAATAAAGGAAAGAGGCCATGACCCTCATAGACTTCTTTAAAGTCGTCAGGACGCAAGCTAGAGGCTACTTCCATAGCAGCCTCCAGAGTGATTGGGTGAATGTAGTTTGTCATAAAGAATCATAAAGTGGTTCTAATTTATTTATTGTATCTGCCATCCATGTTTCCCAAGGCATATGATCTATACCTCGTTGTACATAAGGTTCATACTGCTTATTGGTTTTCATTCTCCAATAGAAGTATCTGAGTTCAGTTTCAGTTAATTCAACATTATACACGTTTGTAAAATTTAGGATTGTAATCTCCTTCCCAAGTCATTGAGTTTAATGTAGCTGGGGATGGGTGGGTTGATTTTAAATGTACGCTTAAATTAATATTTCTATCATAAACTGGTATAGTATGTATAAACTCTTCGGAAATACTTACAGTATTTGCAAGGTAAGAATCCCAATCAATAGATTCATAAGATTGATTATAGTCATCTCTACCTTTACGTTTTAATGTAACATCAATAAGACCTACAGAACCAAACGAGAAATTTAATCTATGTACAATTAAAGATCCTCTAGTTTCTGATTTAACAATTTCACCAGATGCTTGTTGTATATAAATTGTAGGTAACTCTACTTCCATTTCATAAAGATAACCTAAAATAACATCAAGTCCAGTCCATTCACCATCCCATTCTAGGTTACTTCCATTAACTGAAACTTTAGTAAATCGACCAACATTATCACCAGCTGTTTTACAAAAGATTGCAAGTTGTCCAGAATTATCATAACCTGTGGGTTTGGTCATAGTGGTTTTATTAGTAGCTGGATTATATGTTAACGATCCAGAACTAATAGAAGTTTTCGTATCTAAATGTATTAAATAATCTAAAGGAGGTGTTCCTACTACTAAGGTATCTGTAGCTTTTTTAATATCAAAAGTTTGCATTGAATAGGTACTGCCATTTTTTAAAATAGCATAATAAGTATCATCCATCATACAATGAAAAGAGACTGTACCGGGAAGTTCCCATCTAAACCATGCAGATTGAATTCTTCTTTCTCCTTGAGTATAGAATTTATAACCCCATACTTCATTCTTATTTTCTGAAGCAAACAAAATCATTTGACTTTCTGTTGATTCAGCAACCATGGTTACGTCATCAGGAAATAATTTTGATATAATCTTTGATTGTTCAAGTACTTGAGGATCACCATCTCTTCTAATATTAGCCATCTCATGAAACCGAGTACGTTTAGATGTACTGTTTAGCCATCCAGCTGTAGTACCTAAGGTAAATGGTCTGGTCTTTTCATTATAAGCATAAGATGATAAGAAAGAAATAATAGCTGTTTCAGGTGTTAATTGTGCTTCATCTGTTTTTAACAAGAACTGTTGTGATGCACTAAAAACTAATAAACCTGCTTTAACTTCAACTGCATCAAATAAATCTGTTGGATATGTTGATGTAGATTGTAAATCAATAGGGTCAGCATTAGCAATAGTAAACGCAGTTTTTGCCCAAAAATTATGGAAGTCATTAACTCGAGATAATATAACATTATTACCACTTAACATTCCTATTCTGTTTCTAAAGAAAAATATTTTATTAATTGTTTTACCAACAAAAGACGGTTGTGGGTTAGTTGCAGTATCTCCTACAGCTCTTTCATTCCAAGGTGGATACTCAAATCTAAAAGCTCCATTAGAATAAGACTGAGCCGATCCTCCATTAATAGCAAAAGTTCCCGGTAAAACTCTTGTCATTTTAATTGGCATGGTATCAACATCAAATTTAGTAGCTATATCTGGAGCTGCACATTCTTCCCATACACCTTCGCCATAACGATTTGGACGGTAAGTAACATTACCACTTGTTGTACCAGATGCTGAATCAGTTACAGTAAAAGTATTAGTTGTAACGTTTGCTACAGTATACCATTCATCAGTTGCATTACCGCTGGTAAAATCTGCAATCAGAGTATCACCATTAGATAAGCCATGGCCATTAGAAGTAATAGTAATAGTTGTTCCTGATCTAGAATAAGTACCAGTTACAGAATTGTCTTCGTCAACATTGTTTACTTTAAATTTTAAATAATAGTCATCTTGATCTTCACCACTATTAACTACTTTACAAACATATCCATGTCTACAAGCAAAAGGTAAGTCATCTGGAGCATTTGCTTCATTACCTATAATTCCCATTAACTGTCTTTCAGTTGTAGTTATATTAAAAGGTGTACTACTATATAAATGTATACCATTTCCTGTAGCTGTAACAATCAAACCTGTATTACTTATCGCATCTATAGAATTCTTTATACCTGCTAATATACTTTCAGCAGACACATTTTCTTCAGAATTAGATGCTGTAGGTTCAGGTCGAACTAAAGCTCTGTTAGCTCTTGCAGTTATCGCTATATGAGAAGTAACTTTTACTTGAGTTTGTAAACCTTTAACTGAAGTGTATGTGTGAGTATCATTCGTAGTCCATCCTTCACCACCAAATTGTAGAAACGCATGTGGTTGGTAGGAATCATCATAAGAATTATTAGTAGAACCTTGTTGAGGTACTGGAGTACAACGTACATCCATTTCATATCTAAAATTAGATTTACCTGTACCTCCATTCATATAAGAAGTTCCAGAATTAGTTGCGGTAGAACCAACTACATGTCTTCCCATACCTTCGCATAAACCATCATTACCATAACCTGATATACCAGATGTATCTACATCCTCTTCTGCTTCAATAGATGTAGCACGGTTATAAGTAACTGTACTATGATCAGTAGGATCAAATACATCTAAAGCATATTGTTTACCATAAGCAATAGTTTTTAAAGATACAAAAGCTTCGTTAACTAAAACTGGAGTTTTATCAATTGAGCCTGTTTTCAATGTTACAGTTTTATTTCTGTTAGCAAAAAATGTAGTTTCATTAATTGTTAATGGTTGTATTTCGTCAGCGTTTGTATGAATTAAATATTCAGCTAAATTAGTACCGGGTACATTAGCATAGTCAATAGGTATTTCTACACCATCACTACATCTCCAAACTTTAACTACTCCAGTTGTTTGTACTTGTCCTATATATTGTTCGTCGTGTTCTGTATAAATTGGAAACCATTTACCGGTTGCCGTAGGTGTTATCGTTGCTACCAAATCACTTCCGGGTCGCTTAATACAGCCACGGGTCACATCTGGTATTGCATTCTTAAGGTCAACTACTTGTCCGGGAGCTTTTAATTCATCTGGAAGTTCAGATATACCGGATTTATAGTTACCTATTTGTTGAGTAATACTAGCCATTAACGTCTTAAAGCTCTATAAGGTTTATAAGATTGATATGCTGACTCATCCGGCCAACCCATAAAGTTATGGTCACCTTGATTGCATTCATATTCTACACATGAAGCTCTTGATTGCATTTCAAATGTAGCTAACATTTGTTGTAATTGAGGGTTAGCTATTAATTGTACAGCTGCTCTTCCAGCTGCTTTATAAGTAATATATCTTTGGAATGGTGCAGGAATATCTTCAAATTTATATAAACGAATTGCATTAATAAAGAAATGATCTTCATTAGGAAATTCAAAAGTATGATTTACTTTGTCATATATTTTCCATTGACCATCAGAATCCTTGCGTCTTACAAAGTCTCTAGTTTTATCCCATGGATCAGAATTATCTATTCTAATATAAGAAGCATCAATAATAATTTTATTATCAGCAGCTACCATTTGTTTGATATGATTTTCTCTATTAAAATGCCACCCTTCATTTTGTACATCTTGGTTAGATTCTTTTAAAAGATTATATATAAATGAGATCTCCGGGTTACTGTAATCTAATTGAGATATTGGAGATTGACCTATACTACCCAAGATAGTATTAACTGCGGATAGTTCTGTATCGAGATCAACTGTTGTGGGAGTAGAAGTCATAGTGTTAATATTTGTGAATAAAAAAAAGGGAGGTTGTGAAACCCCCCTTTATGTGTTATGTATACTGTCCAGCAACCACAGCACAGGTATCAGTTACACCTGATGTACCTACTGTTGGATATGCTAAACGTAAATCTTTTGTTGTGGAGGCAACGCCTGAAGCACTACCTGATCCACTTGTGTCTGAAGGAGATATACGAGTCTCTGTACCTTGACATGATCCGTATTCTCCAACTGCTGTTGGAGCTGCCATAATATTTAATTAGTTTAAGAAACTGTTCCTATGTTAGCAGGACTCAAATGCTTCCTACCATACTCTAAAGGAGTAGGAGGATTTTTAGTGATTGATTTATCAACCTGTCCAATTCCACTTAAGGAAGCACCGTTCCCTTTAACTCTAGTAATAGTTGTAGATGTTCCGGGATTTAAAGACATGATTAACTACGTGCTGAAGTTAGTTCGATTGCACCTGCTGGGTTAAGTGTTCCTACACCCATAGCAAGTCTACCAACCATAACATCACCTTGGTATAAAACAGAAACGTCTCCGCCTGTTACTTGAACCTGAGGTCCAACTGCTTCTACAATACCTGCAGCGTCTCTTTGATAGATAAGACCACAGTGAGTTGAGAAGTCACCAGAGTAATCGTTGTTCTCACCAGATACAGCATTAACTGAACCTGCTAAGAATGGTAGGTTGTTTGAACGCTTGATTGAGATACCAGCAATTTCAACTAGACCTTCACCAGAGTTAAGGTTACCTTGTGAGTTACCATAGTCTCTGTTTAAGATGTTAGAAGAAACCTGTGATACAAGAGCATAGTATTGTCTTGGATTAAGTATCGCAGTACGTCCAGTCTTTGGAAGATTTTTTTCGTCAAGAACTGCAGCTGCTTCAAAGAAAGCATCAACAAGTGCTTGTGCATTATATTCCTTA